TTGTGTTTTATAAAGTTTTTCTACCGTATCAAAGAATCCTGTATGGGTTATTATTGTTGCAGTATTTGCCAATTCTGCCGCAACGGCTCTTTCTAATCTAATTTGTTGTAATTCAAGTTTAATTTCTTCATCAGAAAAACCAAAAATATGTTTTTTAGCCCATGTTGCCGATGTCGGTTGTAATGAGTTAGGAATTTCAGTAACCATGTCTTTGTATAATAAAACTTTTTCTTTCCAAACCTCAACCATTAGTAGATCGGCTTGTTTAGATGGATTAGTCAAACCTAATGTAAAGTTTTGTAATTCATCTTCAAACCCTAACAGGAATAAGTGTATTATAGCAATTTTATTTAGTTCTGCGATAACACTTTTTTGTATTTTATGAATTGTTCTTGCAAATCTAATATCTAATAATGAAAGATTTTTACCATCACCAACAGGTTCTTCGAACCCTAAATAAGCTTTTGGAATTCTCAAAGCAGTAAGTAACTTTTTTTGGATGTATTCAATATCGGCAATTTCAGACAAGTTAGCGGCTCCTGCCAATGTTTCAATAGGCATTGTTTGTTGAGCGTCCCTAACAGGAATAAAATAATCTTGATCAACCGCCATCTGATTAAATCTTAAGTCTACATTACCTGTTTTAGAATCAACAATCTGATCTCTTTTGAATTTATTTGCAACCCTTTGTACGTAGGCTTCAACATCCTTATCATCCATATTACCAACATAAACTTTAAATACACGTCTTTCAGGTGCTCTTGATGTTCTATAAATTAACATCGCATCTTCAGCCAAAACTAATTGTTTCCAAATACGCCTGGCCTTTTCTAACATAGAAGTACCATAAGGTAATTTTCTATCATCACCCAATAATCTAAAATGTGCTATTTCCCATGTGTTGAATTCCATGTCTTTATTTTTCCAAACAAACCTTAGATTTTTTTCTTTCATAGATGGTGTGGTGTTTGTTGACCTTGTTTCCATACCACGTTCAAGTCTTTCAATTTCAATGTTTGGAAGTTGCATGCAACTTACAACACCCTTTTCAGGGTCTAGTTTTAAATAAACAAAGTTATCACCATACTTACACATGTTTCTGACCCACATCTGTAGGTTTGTATTTATGTCTAAGTTGTTATTAAATAAATCGACTAATATACTTTTGATTCTTTTTGATTCTGAATAAACTTGAAGAATATATCCGTCTTGATTAGATGTTGTAGATTCTTCGGCATATATGTCCAAAGCTGTTGATATTTCAGGAGTATATTCCATAGATTCATAATCGTAGAAAGCTGAAATTCTATTTGGTTCATAATAAACCGCTTGACTATATAAATTGTTTTCGATTTTTTTCCAATTGTCATTAAGAAATAAAGTTTGTTGTATTTCTAATTTATCTCTTTCAAATTGTGACTTATCTGTAGTTTTTAATATTTCTTTTTTATCAAACTTATAAACAGGGTCGTCCATACCTAACGTTGAATTAGGTCCAAACGTTTTGGACAATCTTTGCCAGACTGTTAAATTTTTTTCTTTTTGTTCCATATTCAAAATTTAACTTATATTTTTTTAATATAAAGTTTATTGTTAGTTATAATATAACTATCCACCACTTTTTGTGGTGGTTGTTGTTGTAGTGTTAGAATCAATGTCGTATTGACTTTTTTTTCTAAAAGTGGGTTCTATAATTTTAACACTATAAATTCCTTCACCGGTTATAACTAAGTTTGACCCGGCAAATATTTTACCACTTTTTTTTCTTCTTATACTACCCATGTTTATAAATATTACCTACCCCCAAATAACCAACCATACTTTTCATAGTCTTCTCTTGTTGCTGAATTTATTTCCCTACCAAAGTGATCTCTTTTAACATTTAAATTTGGTAATACTGGATTGAAGTATACTTCCTTAGATACTGCGTCATTTGAAGCTACAGTCCAAGATTCCAACATAACTTTAGCTTGTTGTGCGACTTTTTCTAATTTTGTGAACGAAGATTCACCGACATAAATTGCCATAGATATTCCCATAATAAGGTCGTCATGTTGTCCCTTTTGATGATCAGGTCGACCATTTATATAAACAAAAGTGTTCATTTCGTTGTATAGACGAACACTTTTTATTTTAAACTTATGTCTTACCGCTTCTTCGAAAGCCGCAATAATTTGTACTCGTTTATTATTGAAATTAATTCCTGGAATTTTATCTGCCATTTTGGTTGTGTTTGACCATATACTTGTTGTGTCTACACCATCAACATACAAACTTTTATACCCTAATTCTTGAAGTTTTCTAACAGTTGTTATTCCCATACCTCCTGTTATATCGACAACAATAAATGCATTATACATAATACCCCATTTGTAGGCTATTTCTGCCAAAGCATCGGGAGGTATTTTTCCTACGTATTCAAAGACCTGTTCCCTTGAATCAAAATCTATGATTTGTATCGAACTGAAGTCTTCACTATCACCTCTTGATACGTCAACACCCATTATGTATCTATGTCCCAAAATAGGATCTTTCCAAACCCAAAGTGAATTCCCCATCATTTTTCCTGAAGGATCACATAAGGTGTTATTTTTTATATCTTCTAATTGTTTATTGTCAAAAACGTTGTCACCTGATCCCAAAAATTCACAATTTAACTCTTGGTTAATTTTTCTTTTGTCATACTTTAATTTTTTCACCATACGTTCATACCAAGTTGAACATGGTTTGTACCCATCTTTGAAATAATTGGATATTTCATCGTAGTTTCTTTCATAAGGATCTACATGGGCAAAGGATATATGTTTAGATTCATCCTGTTGATCTTTATTCAATAGATAATGAACTAAGTCATCTGTAGGTACAAGATATAAATCTTTGGCGTATCTCGGATCTCTCCACCAATACATTTCAGAAATTTTAAAGTTGTTGATTCCTTTAACTGCTTGGTTATAAACATCATAATAAATTGGGTCGTATCCGTTAGGGGTCGAAACTACTATAACTTTACCACCTGTTGATAATGAAGCCATACAAGCAGCCCAAAAGTCACTATCGGCTTCAATAAATGCCGCCTCATCAAACACAAGTATTGTTGGTGTAAAACCCCTCAAAGCATCTTTAGAAGTCGCAACAGCCTTTACTTCACTACCATTAATAAGTTTGTAATGTTTTTGAGAGTTTTTGTCTACCGAAAATCCGGCCCCTACCCAAGATGGCCACTGATCAACAAATGCCCTTATTTTGTTTGCCATTTCCATTGAGGTGTCTAATTTGTTCGCAATGATCAATATTTTTTCGGGTTGATTTTTTTTTGCAAAAACTAGTCGTTTTGACACCCAAGCGGCAGTAACTGTTGATACCCCAGCCTGTCTATATTTCAGGGCTATATTTTCTTCATAATCTTCATAGTCTTTTAATAATGATACTTGATCGGGAAAAAGTTGTAAGGGTACGTACTTAGAAACAGTATTATCGTATGTTTGTAAATATGTTTTGAGTGCATATTCAGTATCTTTCATACACCTAACATATTCTAACATGACTTGTTCTTTTGTTAGACTCATAATGTTTTTATTTATAAATAGCTAACAAATTTTTATTTAAAAAAAAACCTACCGATTTGGTAGGTTATATCTTTAGTAAGCATAATCGTCATCGTCTTCATCATCATCTTCATCATCTTTGAACCTATCATACTCCCTTTTAGCCTTTTGAAAAATTTCTTTAAATTCTTTTCTAGCCCTGTCATTATCTTGTTTATTGTCAGATATAACGTTTGCAATTATGTCTTTTAAGAATCTTTCGGCCGGAACTTCATATAAGTTTTTTTCAAAGAAAGGCATATATTCACGACCTTCAGGATCTAAAACTAATTCATCAGGTAACATAGTTCTGATCTTTCTTGCCAACTCAGCACCAACTCTAAAATTCATCGGTTCGTTTTCCATGGTATCAGTTTGTGATATGACTTGTCTTGCCATTTCAGGGTCCATACCCTTCCATTGTGACCTGGCAGTTACCATACTGAAGGCTTTGTCCAATTCGTGAATTAAAATTGGAAATATCAATCCATTTGCTTCCCAAGTATCTTTTTCAGGTCCACTATCAGATTCATCATCATCATCGTCATCATCAGGTTCAGGTTGCCCTTTTTTTGCCGAACCAGCGGCATTACCCCCCAACATTTCAATTAACTGTTGGTTTGTAAAATACATTAGATCATTAGCCCCCATTATTTTATTATAGAGTGGATAAAGTGATGGATCAATTTCATCTAATCTTTCTTTAAAAGCTTGATAACTGTATTGTCCTCTTT